GCGATCTGTCCGAGGGGCGGTGCCTCGTGGGGTGCGGCTAGATCATGTCTGCGTCTAGCTGCGCCTCGATGTACGCGATGCTACGGCCCCGACGCTGATCATGGGTAGCGTTCACCGGAGCCGGCTGCACCTCGACCGGCGGCTGATCCTCCGCCGGTACTCCCTTTCGGCCGTCGCCGTTGAACGCGGCGCGCACGCTATCGAGGGTCACGTCTTCGATCTCGAAGGTCACGGACCCCGTACCCGGGCGGGCGTGCCGGTGCATGCGGCCGTCCATCCCCGGCGGCGTCGGCGCGTCCCCACGACCCCGATACCGGTACGGGAACCGGCTCAGGTCGTGCGACCGGCGCATCCGCGCCTCGACCTCGGCCGGGGCGTCCGTCAGCTCCGCGGCCTGCTCGGCGGTGACATCGCCCCGCGGCTCGTCGAACGTCCGGTCGGCCAGCCCCAGCGCCACAGCCTCCACCGCGAACGCCCACGTCTCCGCGCGCATCAGCGCCCGCCACTCGTCGGCGGCGCCACCCGCGCGCCGCGCGTACAGGTCCGCGATGTTCTGCGACTGCCGGTCGAGGAACGTCGCCATCCGCGCCTTCTCGGCAGGGTTCCCGTCGTCCATCGCCGACGCGTCGTGGATCATCATCTGCGACCCCGGCATCATCACGATCTCGTCGCCGCCCATCGCGATCAGCGACGCCGCCGACGCGGCGAGCCCGTCGACGAACACCCGGATATGCGCCCGATGGTGGATCAACGCCGAGTGGATCGCGAGGGCGTCGAACACGCTCCCGCCGGGGCTGTTGATCCGCAGGGTGATCTGCGGGGCGTCGATCTCTTCGAGGTCGGCGACGAACCGCTTCGCGCTGACGCCCATGCTGCCGCCGATCTCCCCGAAGATGAACACCGTCGGCTCGTCGTCGCCACGCGGCGAGCTCCCCGGGTCGTCGCCGGCCGCGTTCCGGATCTCGTACCACGGCAGGTTCCCGACCATGTCGGCGACCTCGGCGCCGACGTTCAACCCCACCGCCGCGCAGTGATCGAGCAGCCGCTCCCGGTTCCGGGCGACGATGCTGGCCATCCGCTCCGCTCCGCCCGGCCCACCCGACGGGCCCCGCGGGATCGCCCGGGACGCGTCGAGGTCGACGACGTCCCGCTCGACCAGCCCGCGCCGTTCGAGGCGGGCCAGCGCCTCCCGCTGCGCACCCTCCGGCAGGTATTCGAGCTGGTTCAGCACCTCACCCGCCCGGCCCGCGATGTCGGTGTGCGGCGACGCCCCGTAGTTCACCGCGGACACGTCACCACGGTTGATGTCGTACGCGGTGATGTCGAACGCCGTGAAATCCTCGTTCCACCACGCCCCGTCGTCGGCGATCATGAACGCGAACGACATCTCGTCGATCAGCTCGTCACCGATCGCCGAGATCATGTCGGACACGTCGTTCCGCGTCGGGTTGTGCCACGCCTGGTGCCAGCCACCCTCCGGCCGCTCCGTCAGGATCAACGTCGCCTCACGGCTGCGGGCCTTCGTCCGCGCCGTCGTCATCCCCTTGTGGTTGATCAGGAACGCGACGTCCGGGTTCGACGCCAGCGTGCGCGCCCCCGCGCCCCGCCTCACCGTCTCCGTGTACTCCCCGTAGATGTCCCACATCGGGTACCCGCGCTCGTACCTGGTGAAGTACCCCTCGGTGTAGAACATCGGCTTGCCGTTGCGTTCCGTCTGCGACGCCCGCAGCTCCGTCAACGCGGCCGGCGTCGGCACCGTCCGGGCCGCCCCGACCCCGGGCGCCGCCGAACGGAACATGCGGTACGCGATGTCGCCGCGCTCATGCCGCGCAGCATCCGCCGCCCGGCGGCGCAGCGCGGCCGCGTCCGGCCGGCGCGGCATGGTCGTCGTGGTCATCGTCGACACGTCCCTTCGGTCAAACCCCGGCCTCGGCCGGCTCTTCGTCGGTCTCGTCGCCGGCCGGCTCGGCGCTGACGGCCGAACCCTTCGGCGGCCCGTAGATCGCCTCGAACTCGGCGATGTCCGCCGCGGTGAGCTTCGGCCGCTCTTCGAGCGCCCGCGCCTCCGTGTTCGTGAGGACCCGCGAGTCGATCCGCGACCGCAGCACCTTCTGCCGGGTCTGCGGGTCCATCCGCAGCAGCGCATCCGTCGTCATCTTCACGTACCGGGGCATCGGCAGCAGCCGCGACAGCGACCGCTCACGCCGCTGCACCAGCGGCCCCAGGTGCATGATCAGGAACTGCAGGTTCCGCTGCGTCATGTTCGCGTACCGGATCTGCCCACCCGACGACCCGCCCGGCGACGCGTCGACCAGGTCCGCGGGGGTGTCGAAGAACCGGCACACGTCGACCCCGGACGCCCGCCTGCCTTCGAGCCATTCCAGGCCGGCGGTCTCGGCTTGGATCATGTCGTATTCCCAATCGGCGCCCATGACGAGCAGGTCACCGTTCGCGATGGTCTGCGCGTACCAGTCCTTCGCGTCCTGCCGGCTCTTCGGGTCGAGCTTCTTCGCCGTGTTCCGCATCCGCGCCTTCGGGACGCCGCCCTTCGCGAACCAGTCGAGGCCGAACTGCTGCATCGCCAAACCCTCACCGACCGCGAGGGCGCCGTACACCACCGGCGACAGACCCACCGGCAGGCCCGGCACCACGTTCTGCCGCTCGTGGTACACCTCGTTCAGGGCGTACCACTTCCCGCCGATGCGCCACCGGTCCGGCTTCCCCGGCCGGCGCACGTACGACGCCGACGACGCCGGCTGCAGCTCGATCCGCGACGGCAGCCCCTCGGGGTAGTAGCGGGTCCGCGCCGCCGACCGCTCCACGATCAGCCCGACCGTGTTCCCGCACCGGTCGAGGTCGACCTGCGACGCCGCCAGCCAGTCGATCATGTCCCACTGCGTGCCGCCCGGGTCGGTGAGGATCGGCGGCTTCGGAGTGATCTCGGTGCGGACACCGAGGACGTCGCGGTACTGGTCGATCGGGAACGTCGACACGAGGGCGGCGCGCATGCGCAGGCACGCCCACACGACGGAGTGCCGCAGCGCCCTGTCGTCGCTGATGACCTGCCCGCCGGCCGAGCGGTACCCGCCGCCGGCCCGGCCGGGGATGAGGTCTTCGGCGCCGGTGATGCCGGTGAACAGCCGCTGCTGCCGCGGCCCGAACAGGCCCATGCCGTCACCGGCCCTTCACGTGCAGGGTGCCCGGGTCTTCAGGGCCGGGAAGGAACTCGCGGTGCGGGTGCGCGCCGGGCGGCACCTTGACGGGGCGGGGGCCGCGCTCGCGGGCCTGCGCGATCATCGACAGGATGGTGACGGCGAGGCCGGCGGCGCACAGGCCCCACCCGAGTCCCCACACCCGCCACGCCCCGTATCCGAGGCCGGCGGCGAGCAGTAGCGTGCCGAGGGCGTCGAGCAGGGTCGTGACGACCGCGTTGAGCCGGCCGACGTTCGGGTCCGGTACCGGCTGCTGCACGTCCGTCATGTGTCCACCTCGCGCCAGCTCTGCACGTTCACCAAGGGGAACGACCCGCAGTGCTCGACCGGCGCCGCCTCGCCGCCCTTGTACGTCAGCCGCAGCACCCCGTCGGCGACCTCGACGCCGTGCGTCAGCCCGCCGACGTTCCGGACGACTTCTTGCTCGCCGTCAGCGAAGGTGATGGTCACTTCCTTCGGCTGCCACCTCATGACGGCCGCCTCCGGATCGGCTCGAACATGCTCTCCGGACGGTCAGGGTGAGCCCCGGACCGCGCCAATGCCCGCGCGGTACCGACAGGCAGGATGATCCCGGCGGTGCGCCACGCCCACTCGATCCACTCGGCTGCCGTCACGATCGCCCACCGAACAGACGCCGCGCGTACCGCTTGTCCAGCACCGTCCGCGCCGGCTGCCAGTGCCGACACGCCCCGCACGACGTACGGGATATCTGCACGGAGGCGACGGAGCGCGTCGGCCACCGATGGCGCCACGAGCACCACAACAGCCGTTTGAGAACCGTCACACCGTCACCCCAGACTGTCCGCGACGTCGTACTCCCCGCCGACCCACTCGACCGCCTCACCAGCCGCCCGAGCCAACGTCACCGAGTACAACGGGTCGCCGCCCTCACGCTGCCACCGCCACTGATCACCGAACGTGTACTTCTCCAACCCGCGCACCGAGTCGTTCAGCTCTTTCTGGTCACCGAGGTGTTGCAGCCGGCGCCCCGTGTCCTGATCATGTTCGCCCACCTCCCCCGTCTCTGCATAGAACTGCGCGCACGCCTTCGTAACCTCGGGCCCCTGCATCACGACGAGCTGGGTGTCGACGTCCGCGTCACGCATCGCCCGCCGCAGCGGCTCGATGATGCTCGCCGCCGGGCCGTGCGCCGCGATCCCGATCGCGCACACCGACCAGCGGCGACACAAGTCGACCAGCGCGTCGATCGCCCACGGCAGGCTCGGGCGCCGGTCGACGAGCTCGACGAACGTGTGCCCGTCCACCGTCAACGCCGCCACGCCGATCGACGTCCACGACTGGTCGGGCGCCGACTCCACCCCCAGCGCGCACGGGTCGAGGTAGAGCTGTCCCGTCCGATGTTCGAGGTCCGGCATGGTCAGGGCCCGCCACGTCGGTTCGCTGATCACCCGCCACCCCCCGGCGCCCGGTTCAGGGTCGATGCCCAGATACTCGGCCTCGAAGTCGACCAGCCGTCCCGTCTCGACGAGCGTCGCGTAGTCCGACCGCACAGACGACTCCGGCACCGTGATCCCCAGCCCCGGCATGCACGACCACCACACGTCCGGGTCGGCCGGGTCCGCGCCCCGCGGCGTCGACCACTCGAAGTACGCCACCCGCGACGTGATCCCCGCCTCGACCCGGTGCCGCCCCGCCTTCCGCTTCGCGTACAGGTACGGCCACGTCCCCGGCAGCGCCCGCGACAGCCCCGGGATCATCGACATCACCCACAACTGCCGCCACGGCCGGGTCAGCATCGCCGGCCGCAGACCGAGCTCGGTGCGGGCGTCCGTCTTCGCCCACGCCTCGTCGATGAACGCAAGGTCGATCGTGTCGCCCGTACCGGCGGTCTTCGCCGTCGTGCTGCCGGGCGACCACGTCGACCCGTTCGGCCACCGGATCTGTTCCATGTTCGTCCGGAGCCGGGTGCTGATGTCGCGGCGCCACCTCGACTTTTCGAGGCGGGCCACGTGCACGTCGCGCCACTTCTTCTTCGCGTCGTCCGCGGTCTGCGCCGTGTACAGCACCGCCTGCGGCCCGGGCAGCGGCACCCGCCGGCCGAGCTCCCGGCCGATCCACTCGGTCAAGGCCTGGTGGAAGCCGATGCACCGGTGCGTCATCACCGCGAACGACGACTCGGTCTTCCCCGTGACCTGCCGGGGGCCGATCACCACCACTTCGTCGTAGGCGAGCATCCCCGTGTCCGGGTCGATCTCGTACGCGACGTCGAAGATGTGCCGCTGGTGCGGCATCGGCGGCTTCCCGAGCTGCGCCTGCACCTTCGCGACGTTCGGGCCGAGCGTCGGCCGCCCCGGGGTGCGTGGGGTGCCGTACCGGGGCGGGCAGGTCAGCTCGTACCCGCCGAGCGCTGCGCGGCGCGCCATTCGCGAGAGTTGGACGTCCGTCACCGCGGCCGCCAGTCGTCGCACAGCGCGCACGCATGCCGGCCAGGATGCCCCGCGTTCCTCTCGGCGCCGGTCCCGTACGCGTCGCAGCGACGGTTATGGTCCGGGCAGATCCGGTCGCAGATCCCGAGCCCGGCCGATGTCGCCGGCCCCCGCGCCGAGGGGGTCTCTCGCGGCCACTCCTGCGTCGGCTCTCCGCCGGTCACGTGGTACGCCGTGACGCACCTCAGATCGACCACGTGCTCGTCGGGGCTGCACCGGCATTGGCCGGCGACGTGGAACCGCACCAGCCGCACGTCTTCCGGGGCCACCGCGACCGTTCGCTCCGCCGCGCCCCCCCCGCCGCCGGTCACCGGTCAGCCCGCCGACGGCGTCGACAGGTCGGCCGAGTCACCGTCGAACCCGCCCTCATCCCCGCCCGCTCTCCGCGTCAACGCACCCATCGTCTTGCCCAACTGGTCGGCCAGCTTCGCCGTGGTCGACGGCCCCTCATCCGAGCCCCGGCTGTCGATGACCCCGGCCAGCCACTGCGCCATCGTCGCCAAGGTCCGGCCGGCGGGGATGCCGTCGACGTTCATCCGGTCGAGGTCGTGCTGCACCGCGGCGAGCATCGGCCCGACCGCGGTCGCGCGCCGCTCGCCTTCCTCGACACCGGCCGCCCACGCCCCGTCGACGAGCGCCCGGACCTCCGGCGTCGCCGCGGCGTACAGCTTCGCGCCGGTCAGCGACGACGGGGGCGGCGGCACATCATCCGGCAACGCGCGTACCGCCCTCCGACTCGACCCACTCGACGCCGCGGGCGTCGGTGAACAGGTGCACCGGCACCCCCGGCGCGCCGGGGGCCTGCGGCGGCCACAGCCACACGCCCTGGTATCCGCCGGGCGGCAGCCCGTTCCGGCGGACCTCTTCCGCGGCCCGCTCGTCGACCCACGCGTCACGGTCGGCGTGCTCGGTCGCGAGCACGACCACGATGCCCGCGCGCAGCTCTTCGGCCACAGTCAGCACCCCGCCACCGTCAGCAGCAGCACCAGGACCGCCGCACCCCAGAACAGCACGCCCTGATGCTGCTCGACCCACGCCCCCAGCGGGGTCGGACTACCGGGCACGGCGCGCCGCCTTCCACGGCGTCAGGGACGCGAACCAGGCCCGGCCCCCGACCCGCACGTACACCCCCGACGGGACCCGCCGGCCGCGCCGCCCCCAGAACATGGGCAGCACCACGGCCGGCCACCGCGCCGTACGACCGACCCGGGTGTCAGGGTCAGAACTCAGCGCGCCGTGCACCAGCGACGTCACAGCCCCTTCGCCTTTCTGATCGCCCGGGCGGTCAGGGCGTCCCACAGCAGCAGCTTCCCGCCGATGCGTACCCCCACCACGTACCCCCGGTAGCGGCGCAGCTCGATCACAGGCCCTTCGCCTCCCGCCACGCCCGGATCGCCCGCCGCGCCTTCCTGCCGCACACCGCGTCCCGGTCCGCCCACGACGCCACCGCCTCCAACAGGGCGATGTCCGCCGCGTCGCCCGGCGCAGGCGCCGGCTCAGGAACCGGCTCCGTCGACGGCACGAACACCGTCACGTCGCCCCGCTCCATCAGCAGCCGCTGAAACGTCGCCCGCGTCATGAAGAACCGGCCACCCACACCCCAGCCCGAACCCCACGAGTTCGTGAACCCCAGCCAGCCCTTGTCCGCGTCGTACTCGTCGACGATGTACTCGTGCCCCCCGTCCGGGCGGTCCCCCGGCCGGATCGTCACCAGCCCGTCCGGCGCCGGATCGAACATGGACGGGTACCAGTTCGTGCCCGTGATCACCGGTCCGTCCATCAACGCCGCGAGCGCGTCGTCGAACGCGAACGCGTGCCGATACCCCGAGATCGCGCCCGCCTCGTGCAGCACCTTCGCCACCGACAGCCCGTCCGACCCGGTGTCCTCCGGCGGCCACTCCCCCCGGAACGGGTCGATCCGCGTCGCCCTGCTGTAGCACTCCCGCGCCGCCGACTGATCCAACGGCTGCAGCCACGACGCGTCCGCGTCCGTCACCGTCCGCCGGTACTGGCCCGTCGCCAGCGCACCCACCGCCGCGTTCCCCGTGCACGACCCCGTGTCGCCCTGGTCGAACACCGGCACGTGCCGCTCGTGCCGCACCGACCGGATATCCACCCGCCGCGGCGCCCGGAACGCGAACCGCCGCGACCGCGGATCGTGGTTGACGTGCCGGCCGAGAGGCCTCGGCGTCGCCCACGGCTGACGCTCGACGTACATCAGCTCTGCCACCTTGTGACTCCTGACATGATGAGCAGGTACCGCCCGCTCCCCGACCTGGTGAGGATCATCATGCCCGACCCGAACCCGTACGGCGACGACCCGTACGGCACCCTGACCTCCGTACTCGTCGAACACGCCCGCCGCCGCCTCCGGAAGCTGGTCAGCCGCAACGTCGCCGACCAGCTCCGCATCAGCGTCGACCGGTTCCCCGGCGACCCGCAGTACGCCCACCACTTCGCCGACGTCATCGCCGTCGACGTCGAAACCGCCGTGCTCACCGAGAAACTGCCGCCGCAGCGCATCACCCACCGCGTCCGGTACGAACACCCCGAAGCCGTCGGGCAGCAGGGCGTCGCCGCCGACGCCCGCCACGCGACCTGGTTCGACCACTTCGTCGCCACCTACCGGGGCCGCTGGTGGGGCCGTCTGCTGCGCCTGCACCGACGCGAGGTCCGCTACCAGTTCGTGCCGGTGCCGTACATCGTCAGCCGCCCCGTGCACTGCGACCACGAGGTCACCGTCGACGTGCACGCCGCGTGGACGTACCCGCGGGCGACCATGGTCCTGCCCGGCGACCAGTTCGGGCACCCCGTCCTCGCCTTCGACCGCGCCGACGCGCGGTCGCGGTACCGCCGCCGGCCCGGCCACCAGCGGGATTGGCGCGACGACTTCTCCGACATGGTCAAGGGCGCCGACCGGCTGCGGCCCGGGTCCGACGGGCCGCCCCCGTGGTGATCGAGGACATCACGGCGGCGGCCCACCGGGTCATGGTCGAACGCGACGCGCGAGTCGAGATGCTGCGCGTCGGCCCGCAGCTCGCGTACGACCTCGAAGCCGAGATGTGGCGGCGCACCCTCGAACCGCACACGTTCCGGCCGCCCACCCCGTACGAGCCCGGACCGCTCGGGCTGACCGTCGTCGTAGACCGGCACCTGCCGCCCGATGTGTGGCGGCTCTGCGACGCCGACGGAACCCTCCTCTACGACTGCCGCGAAGGGAAGACCCTCGCATGACCCGTAGCCGCGCGCACCGCGCCGCCCGCCGCCGGCCACACGTCCTGCGCACCGCCGAACCAGTCGTCAGCGCCTACATCGACCGGCTACGCGACCGGGCCCTCGACGGCCACCGCTGCCACCGCATCACCGTCGCCGTCAACACCGACACGAAAGGCTGACCCCGCCATGACCACCGAACCCGCACCCCCGAAGCGGCGCCGCACCAGCGGCCGCGCCGACGCCACCCCACCAAGCGGCACCGCACCCACCGTCCTGCCCACCACACACACCACCACCGGGCAGCCCATCGTCCCCGCCACCCCGCCACCCGGCGAAGTCCCCGCCGACCCCGACCCGCCCGCCGACCCGGAACCCGCGCCGCTCGACGACCCCGGCGACTACCTCCCCGCCGACCCGCCCGCACCAGACCCCAACGCCCCCAACCCCGCCGTCACCTTCGAACCCCTACCGGCACCCGCCCACCTCGACCCCCGCATCCGCTGGCGCGTCACCTACCTCTACAGCGACCAAGCCCCCCCACCCATCCCCGGCGGCTCCGTCGCCGGGCAAACCCTGCACCGCAGCGAAACCGGCCGCGACGACCGCATAGCCGACGTCCGCGCCAACCTCGAACACCTCGGCCGCGTCCTCATCGAAGAGCGCATGTTCGACGACGTCACCGGCCGCCCCCACGTCCCCGAACTGTGGCGCGTCGTGCGGACCTTCACCCGCGACGACACCCTCCCCACCGGGTGGGAAACCCGATGATCTGCCCGCCCTGCGCGGCGGCCGGCGACATCACCGCCGCCGTCAAACGCGACCAGGCGCGGCCGGCCACCTCCCCACCCGCCACCGTCGCGAAGGTCCACGCCCTCCACCTCGACGAAGCCGCCGCCCTGCACGGCAAGTGCCGCGGCCGCACGTGGTGCGACTGCCAACACGCCACGCCCGACCGGGCGCCCGCCCCCGAACCCGCCGAGAACGGACCCAACCCATGACCGCCACACCCAACCTCGACCGCATCGGCCGCATGATCGGCGACGCACTCCGCCAAGCCGCCCGCGAGCTCGCCGCCGTCTACGAACAGGCCGCAGCCGAAGCCCTCCGCAACGCCGGGACCGTCGCCCCCGCCGTCACCCCACCCGACACCGCCGACGACCGGCACGCAGGGACCGCCGGCCGGACGACGGTAGGCGAGCCGTGGACGTCCCGCGGCCGGTGCGGCGAACACGGCCGATGGGAATGCGTCAGCTTCGACGGGCCCCCGCCCATCGCCTGCCCGCACTGCACACGACGTGCCGAACACCCCACCCCCCGCGCGCGCCTCGAAGTCCGCATCGGACCCACCGGCGACGTCCGAGCCGTCACCTTCGACGGCGTCGCCCTACCCCACACCATCCGCAGAGGCGTCCCCGGCCCCGGCCCCGTCAGCCCCGAAGGCGCCACCCTCGAAGCCGTCGAGATCCGGTACCTCGACACGAAGCACCGGATCGAAGCACCCGGGCAGCAGCCGTGACCGGCACCCCCGACCCCTACCGCCCACCCGCACCCGTCAGCTTCCCCGAACCACCACGCCCACCCCACTACCAACCCCGCCGCGCAGCCGACGAACTCCGCGACGTCGACCCCCTCACCGACAGCGCCGCCCACCGCATCGGCCTCGGCACCATGATCCGCATCCACCAATCCGACCGAGGACACACCGACGTCGGACTCCTCACCCTCCGCAACCTCAACACCGGCGCCGACATCGTCCACTGGCGCGACCTACTCGACTCCCTCGCCCTGCACCACGACCTCGAATCGCGGGCGCCACGACGACGCTTCATCGCCGGCTGGTCCATCACCCACGCCGAAGTCCTCGACGACCCCGACGGCGGACACCGCCGCACCACCACCTAAACCGGAGCACCCGATGCCCTGCGCCTCCACCATCCCCACCGCCCCCGACGCCCCACCCCGCGGGTGGAACTGCGACGGCACAGACCTCGTGCAGGTCGGCTCGATCACCCACCGCAGCAAGCCCACACCCATCGTCGTACCAGCCAGCCGCGTCGCAGAAGTCAACCCCGCATGGCCCGCCCGCCTGCCCTACCACAACACCGGCAACCACCTTCACCTGTGCCTACCCGACCCAACCGCCTGACCCGCGCACAGCAGCAGGCCCGCCCCACCAGGGACGGGCCTGCTGCATTCAACTCTCGGCGACCGGTCGGCAGCGTCTGCGTATCACCCCGGGGCGCGCTACCGAACCACCTCTTCGTGCAAGCCACCAGCCTATATGGGTTGGGGCAGGCCCGATGCCAGCGGGCCCGCTTCCAAGGGCAGAGCCGCGCGCCGCAGTCGCTGGCTGACCACAACGCCGGACAACCCCGGTCCTGCCCGACCACTCCCACGTCTCTGCGCGCTGGCCTGCGCTACGTACTGCATGGGACCGGACACCCCAACCTGAACCAGACTACAGGCCCGCCCCCACTAGGGACGGGCCTGCACCACGTGCTGAACCTGCCGACGTCAGACCGCCAGACGCTCCGACACCGACATCGCCCGCGGGTACACGTCGGCCCTGACCGTCTCGTCGAGCGTGCCCAGCTTCACCTCCCGCACCAGCACCGCCCACTCCTCGTGCGTCAGATCGAGGCGCTGACCCGGCATCAACGTCGACGTCAGCACCACACCGTCCTCCGTCGACTCCACCTCCGCACACGCGCTGCTGCCACACATCGACCGCATACTGACGAACATGCCCAACCTCCCGATAGGTGGCTACCTGCCACATGTCACCCTAGTGCCATGCCCGCATGATCACCAGTCGTCCGCATACATCACACATCGTGCGCATGTGTCATAGTGCATACCCATGCATGAGCAACGCATGATCCTGCGTCACGCACCGTCACGGGCACGCGGGCCATGATCCGCACAACCGTACGAGTCACACAGCGTGATGGGTAGCCGAGCGTAGTAATGCCTGGTCACAGCCTTGATCGTCCGGGTTTTTTACGTGATCTTGAGCCCAAAGCGCGCCGCGCCGCATGATTTTTTCTCTCCCGGCCATTACCGGTGGTGACGGTGCGTGACTTCTGATCTCCACATAATATGCAGGGCCTCTGACCTGCGGAAACGTAGATCCTTCCGGCCTGTTGATCCGCCCCGCGCGTGTAGTTACAGCCGTGTCGTTCGGGTCCGGCCCTTACACGCTGACCGATCTTGGGCCTGCCGGTAACCCGCGGTGACATCGTGCGGTCCGTGACGGTCCGCGGCCCCATGATCGGGCCCGGTTGTCACGTTCTGCGACGGATCTAGCAGGCGGTGACCGGATGCGGCCCACGGTGACAGCAGGACGACGGGTATCAGGGGGATGACGGCGGCGACGAGCACGTGCAGCTCGCGGGGGGTGACGACGCCGGGGCTCGTGATGAACCAGTCGACGGCGAGCAGGCCGTAGGCGGCGGCGAGGCCGGCGGCCCATGCGGCGGCGACGGCGAGGCGGGTGCCGGTCATCGGGCTGCGGCGAGGGTCCTGGCGCGGGTCTGCGCGTGGTGATCGCGGTCGTAGTGCAGGTGCGTGATCTCTTCGCGGTGGCGGGGGCAGCCGCAGCCAGCGCGAGCGTCCTCGCTGTACGGCGGGGCGCCGGGGCGGTACTGGTCGACGCAGCCGCCCGGGTGCTCGGCTGAGGAGTGCAGCCATGTGGGGTGTCTGCAGTCGGGGCACCTCACGGGCGGGCGGCTTCGCGCAGGGAGCCGAACAGCAGGTCGCGGATCTCGGGGTCGATGCGGGCCAGCGCGGAGAACCGGGCCGCCGTGCGGGGCCCGGCGAGCTGCACGGCGATGTCGAGGGGGATCGCGAAGTGGTCGGCGGCGACGGCCGCGGCGACGACCCGCTCGGCGTAGGTGGGGCGGCAGTCGTCGAGCATCTTGAGCCAGGTGCGCCAGGCGTGGACGTACTGGCGGGCGCCGTGTTCGCCGTCGGGGAAGTCGGCGCGGATGGGGGACGGGCCGACTTCGTCGTTGCCGGGGGTGCGTGCCTGCTCGGCGGGGCCGCGGGCGGCGGCGGTGAAGATGAGGCTGTACGCCGTCATGTCGGGTT